TATAACAATGTCAACAATACACGGAGCGAAAGGAGGAGAAGCTGACAAAGTTTTATTAATGCAAGACATAACAAATGCAGCGCTGGAAACTTTTAGTTATGATCCGGATGAATTACATAGATTATTTTATACCGGAGCGACGAGAGCGAAGCGTGAATTACATGTTTTGGACCCAAGAGATTTTGATAGAGCTTACATACTATGACCAACAGTGAAATATTTAAAAAAGCTACATACGACTCACTAGATAAACAGGTGGGTGGTAAACATTATAAAAACATGAAGATACAACCCGCTGAATTCATTAACGAAAACAAGTTGCTTTTCGCAGAGGGGAACGCTATAAAGTACATATGTAGACACCAGTCGAAGGGAAAAGAAGAGGACGTGAAGAAGGCAATACATTATTTACAAATGATACTTGAAAGGGACTATTCGTGAGAAGTACCCAAATCCCATTATTTACTCCAGAAACAGAATGGGTTATGCCAGAAGAATTAAAAGATCTTCGAGGACATAAAGAAATAGCAATTGATTTAGAGACTAATGATCCAAACTTAAAAGAACTAGGATCAGGTAATGTCACTGGAAAAGGGCACATTGCAGGCATTGCGGTGGCCGTAGAGGGCTGGTCAGGGTATTTTCCTATACATCACGAGTCTGGTGGTAATATGGACAAAAATCTAGTTTTAGAATGGCTCAAAGATATTTGTAGCCAGGTAGATACTACCTTTATATTTCACAATGCAATGTATGATATCTGTTGGTTAAGATCAGCAGGGGTTATAGTCAAAGGTAAGATTGTTGATACTATGATAGCAGCGTCTTTGATTGATGAGAACAGATTGTCTTATCAATTAAATACACTGGCAAGATTTTATGTAGGTATGGGTAAAGATGAAAGCATTCTAAATGCAGCAGCAAAAGAATATGGTCTTGATCCTAAAAAAGATATGTGGCGATTGCCTGCTTTGTTTGTAGGTCAGTATGCTGAACGTGATGCAGAGTCTACACTTAAACTTTGGAAAAGATTAGAGACAGAATTATATCAAGAAGAGTTGTGGGATATATTTAATCTTGAGACTAGATTATTTCCTTGTCTTGTTGATATGAGATTCAAAGGTGTAAGAGTTGATCTTGAACATGCAGCTAATATTAAAAAAAATCTGATGAATCGTGAAGCTAAAATTGTTAATAAGATCAAAGGTTTAACAGGAGTTGACGTAGAAATACATGCAGCTCGAAGTATTGCAAAAGCGTTTGACAAATTAAAACTTCCGTACGACAGGACAGAAAAAAGTAAAGAGCCAAGTTTTACAAAAAACTTTTTACAAAATCATCCACACGAATTACCAAAACTAATTGCAGATGCAAGAGAGATAAACAAAGCACATACAACTTTCATAGACTCTATAACTAAACATGCAGTCAATGGTAGAATACATGCCGACATAAATCAAATACGATCTGATGCAGGTGGGACCGTGACAGGTAGATTCTCTATGAGCAATCCAAACTTACAGCAAATTCCAGCAAGACATCCGGAGCTTGGACCGATGATTAGATCTATTTTTATTCCAGAAGAAAATACTACGTGGGGATCGTTTGACTATTCACAACAAGAACCTAGAATTTTAGTACACTATGCAAAGCTACAAAACTTAAATGGTGTTGATGAAATTGTAGAAGCATATAATCAAGGTGACGCGGACTTTCACCAGGTTGTTGCAGACATGGCAGGTATTGAACGTAAACAAGCTAAAACAATTAATTTAGGATTAATGTATGGCATGGGTAAAAATAAATTAATGGCAGAGTTAGGTTTAATGAAAGAATCTGCAGAAAAATTAATTAAACAATATCACAACAAAGCTCCTTTTGTAAAACAACTAATGGATAATGTATCTCGTAAAGCAAATGATCGTGGTAAGATTAGAACTTTACTGGGCAGGGCGTGTCATTTCGATCTTTGGCAGCCGGTACAATTTGGTGTATTTAAACCTTTACCGCTAGAACAAGCGCGAAAAGAATATGATGAACCACTTAAACGTGCGTTTACATACAAAGCATTAAACAAATTAATACAAGGAAGTGCTGCTGACATGACTAAAAAAAGTATGGTTGCATTGTATGAAAATGGTATAATACCTCACATACAAATTCACGATGAAGTGGATATTTCTGTTGAGTCTCCAGAAAAAGCTGAAAAAATAATTAGCATAATGGAGTCTGCAGTAGATTTAAAAGTTCCAAACAAAGTGGATTATGAACAAGGAGAAAATTGGGGTGATATTAAGTAATGGCTTTATTAAATGCTGATATCCCACCAATGTATTGTCAAGTAAGGAAGGAGTATCTTTATGACTTTAAAAAACATCACGGAGAAAGTGAAGACTGTGTGGTCTTCGGTCTCACAAGTATGGCAGGTGCCGCAACATTATTTCATATTATGTTACCAAACGGTGCGGTCTTTTTTAGATTGCCTATTAGCGCGTTTTTCCAAAAAGATTTGGATAGAACCAACGTGCCTGATATGCCGGTCGACACGCTTCAATTGTGGAATAGCTTCAGCTATTATCCTAGCGTGCATATGTTTGGCTATCTAACATCACAGCGCGGTAAATATTTCGGAAAAGATAAAAAAGAATATTTTGGTGAGTATATGTTCACGATTGACTGGTGTCATCCTGAAACTAATATACTGGACACTGAACACAGTGAGATTCCTCATGAGCATAAGTGTGGACACGTTCTTGCTCTTGATAACGGGAATTATGCTATTCAGCCTAACAATCGTATCCTTTGGAATATTAGTAATTTTACCACTAGAAACGACATACCTGACTATAAGGTACAAACTACGGAGTGGAATGTTGAGAATCAAGGCTGGATTACAGAAGATACGGACAAAATGTTCTACAAAATAGAAGACAAATAATATAAAATACTTTTAAAAAATAAAAATGCCCTATGAATTTAGTAGATCTGTTAAAGAAAAATATAGTAATGATACCTATTGTGGCCTCAGTATTAGTGGGGACATTTACAGGTGTTCGTTATGTTGTTAATCTTACAGATACTATTAATGCATCAGAACAAGAAATTATAAATCTTGAAAGAGATTTAAAACAAATTCAAAAAAATATTTCAGAAATAAATACAAGACTGTCATCTGCTGAAGCAACTTGGCAGATGGCAGAAAATTTATACAGACAATTAGCAGACCAAGTTAGAGAAAACAGTTATGATATTAAGGATTTAAGTAGGTAATGCATGGAGAACGCCAGGATGAATTATTACTTTACAGGTGCATTAATTATTTTATTTGTGTTGTTATGTTTTATAAAACCTGCATATCCGCGTAATGAATATCTTAACGACGGTACTAATACTTGTAGTACTGGATCTTTTGATGTCTCCGTGGAACAAAGAGATTCCGACTATAATTACAGGCACTACAGCAATACTAATGATTACAACAATTATAGTGATGATCGCAGCGTAAGACTTACATGGAGAAAGTATTTAGGTTCAGCCTGCACAAAAGAATTTAGAGAAGTACAAACAGAAAATGCACAGTTAAAACAGCAATTAGAGTTGATGAAAATGTGTGGAAAAGTCAATAATAACCCCACTATTGCACGTAATCCTAACTTCGCATTGCTAGTACAAAAATGTTCTGGTATAATCATTCCTGAAAACAAGAAGCCTGACAACAGTCATTGGGATGATCTGAAAGATAATTATAAAGAAGAAAATCCTGATATAAAACTTATGGGCGACAAGTTTATAGGACCAAATGAATAATAAACCATTAAAAATTTCTGAAGAGGCCGCCGTGCAGATGCCGATGAAGACGGTTGCCAGTTTGATAATTATCGTCGCTCTCGGCACGATGGGTTATTTCCAGATGATTGAACGTCTCAATGTTGCAGACACCAGGTTACAAATAATGGAAAAAGATTTAAATGAAAACACAGAGTTTAGAATTAAATGGCCACGTGGACAACTAGGTTCACTTCCTGCGGACTCGGAGCAATTTATGATGATCGAGGATTTATACAAGACCACGGATAAGTTACAATCAACTATAGAGTCAATGGCTTTAAATAAAGTAAACATCGAGTTTTTAAGAAAACAAATGGATAAAGTTTTGAATGATATTGAAAAATTAAAAGATGCAAATAGAGAAATGAAATATACAAATGGTAATGGGAGTTATCCACAATGATTGAAACAATTGTAGCTTTATTGATGTTTTACAACGGAGAGATTAAGGAACACCTTGTGCAAAAAAACATGGCAACATGCCTTCGTGGGAAGCGCCATGCGGAAAGACAGTATTCTGAATCAGTATCCTACAAATGTTATAAAGGTAAAGCAAAAATAGAGTTGTATCAAGGAAGAAAATATATTAAAGCTTTAATATTAGAATGAAAGTATCAGCAGAAATAGTTAATGGTAAATGTCCAACCTGCGAAGAGTACACAATGTTAGTAGGACTTACAGCTGAATTATATAGATGTATGAATTGTGGTTCTGATTTAGAGCAACATGTAAATGGTAAAATAGTTTACCTACCACACATTACAAGAACTGCAGACTCTACACCTTTCGTAAAAGAATGGAAAGATGGCTAAAAAATTTAAATCTTTTCAAACAAGAGATAAACCTAAAAAAAGAGGTGCACGTCAACACAAGAAAAATAAAAATAAATCAGAGAAAAGACAGCAAAAACAAACACGTTATAAG